GTTTAATTCTTCCAACGTCAAAGGATCAAAACAACCACAAGTAACTATGATTTTATCTTTTTCTGGAATTTATGGTAATAAGTTTGGAAAAGCCTCTTTAACAAATTTATAATCTAATCCTTTTACACCTTGGTCTTTTTTGAATATACCAATAATAACTTCTGCTTCTCTTGGTTCCAAAGATTCCAATAGTTGTAATAGTATTTCGTTTTGTTTTCTTGGATTTAATGCATGAGCCTCAGCCTGACCTTTTCTAAACAAGTAAAGCTTTCTAATTTCTGTTGACATTTTAGCATAACTCATACCTTCTGGAATTGATTTAAACTGAAAATTATCTGGCATATCTTTTATCAACCATTCAATTTGTGGATGAAAGGTCAACTCTAAAACTTGAACTAAAGTTTTATTTAAGTTTTTCTCTATGACTGCCATTCTTTCTTTTTTGTTTTTTGCCAATTCAAATTCATCAAATATTTCGTATAAGTTTTTCATTAGAATTCCTCAATTACTTCCATTAGGTTTTTTAGTTTATGCTCAATAAAATAATTCAGCAATTTGTTGCGTGTTGCAGGTTTTGTTTCATCATACATATTTATGATATTTTGTTTGATTTCTTTTGGTATAAAAGATAAGTCAATTAATGTTGCATTACGAACATAGTTACTTTTAACTGTTTCATCTTGTTCCAAATAACTTTCTTTCAATAATTTTTCTACTGTTCCTTTAGTAATCGGTTTCTGTCTCAAATCACGAACAAAACAGTCTGATGGAGAAAAGATATTAGGAATACCATCACCTTTATCCCCACGAATGATTTTTTCTTTTAACTCCATGATTGGATTTTCAGATACAATAAATTTCTTTTGTGCAGGATTATATTGTTTTACATTTTTATAATTTTGCAACTGTAAAAAGTCTCCGTCACTAGATAGTATCAAAACTTTTTCATGTGCAGAGTAAATTGGAGTGAGTGTTCCAATAATATCATCGGCCTCAGCACCTTCAACATCAATCACTTTATATGGGAAATTTTCTTTGAGTTCTAACTTGAACTTTGATAACATATCAAAAATTAGATGCCAATCCAAATCAGATTTTTCACGGGTTTTCTTACGACCTGCTTTATAGAATGGAAAATATTCTTTCCGCCAGTATTTACGGTTATCACAACATAAGACCACTTCTCCGTATTCTGGCTTAAATTTTTTCACATGGGTACGAATGATATTTAATACCATATGGCGAATTAAAGTTTCATCTAATTTACCTTTTTGGTTGGATATCTGTGCCATAAGACCGGCAAGCAAGACTTGGTTTAAATCAACGAGAATCATAATAAACTTTCAGTAGTTTCAAAATTATATTATATCACACTTTTATCATTTTGTCAAATAAATTATCAATGAACTTACCGGATTTATTAGTTTTTTTGGCAATAATACCACACCAATTTTGTGGTATTAATTCTGAAATGTATTCTAATGGGTCAATAAGAATAGCTTCAAATTTATCAGGATTAATAATTATACCATTATCATCTTCCTTAAAAAGTATAATATGGTATTTTTTACCTAAAGAAGATTCTTCAATATCTATATGACCGTCAGTATAACTTCTGGTCACTATATCAATACTATCTTTTTCTTCACCATTTACAAAATGTATAACATCAAAAGATTCTTTTTTTAAATTTTCGAGGTATTCGTGCATAACAGTCCTTGTATATGTGATTTTCTCACTCGTACCATTATCCAAGTATTGTAGTAATCATCCGATTCCAAAGCACCTTTAATAAACTGTTCCTTGGCTTCAAGATAACCACATTCTCCTTTGGAACGGCAAAGATGCAGTATCTCACGCTTAAAATTATCGTGTCCTAATTGTAACACATCTTTAGTTAAACTGTCACTACTTCCATAGTAAGTTTGCCAATCACTCGGTGCCTTATACTTCTTCCTTTTACCTTTGACTTGCTTGGTTTTGGCAGAATAAAAGAATTTCTTGCCTATGTACTTCTTACCATTTGTAAGATTGGTTATCTGATATACGAACCCGTAATTATCACCAATCAAGTCTTCCGTAAAATCTTTATCATTGTGTTGCCAAGTTATTCCCATTCCTCATCATCCATTGTTTCATCGTCATCCTCTATATATTCTTCCTGTAATTCTTGGATAACTTCTCCACAAAATGGACAATGTTCTGGTAATTCTTGTGATACAAATTCTTCCATAAATGCTATACTATATGTTGATTCGCAATTTTCACATTCGGCTGCTAATTGTTTTTGTGACATTTCTATTCCTTATTGAGCCCAAACATCACCCCAATCTCCAGATAAAGAACCTTTAGCATAATCGGTTGCTCTATTTTCAAAAAAGTTGGTGTGTGTCGGTGCGTTAATCATTTCCTCTACCCAAGGCAAAGGATTCTTTTTCACTTTAAACACACCTTTGAGTCCTAAAGAAATCAAACGTCTGTCCGCTATATAACGAATGTACTTCTTAACATCTTCTGAAGTTAAATTTTCCATTGCACCCATTTCAAAAGCAAGGTCAATAAATTTATCTTCTAATTCTACCATCTTTTCTGCAATAGTATAAATTCTAGACTTTAGTTCATCATTCCAGATTTCACGGTTTTCTTCTATATATGTTCTGAACAATTTAATCATGTTTTCTGCGTGTTGTGTCTCATCAACAATAGACCATGTTACAATTTGGCCCATGCCTTTCATTTTACCGTGGCGTGGAAAATTTAATAACATAATAAAAGAAGAAAACAATTGCATACCTTCAGTAAATGCAGAGAATACAGCAATATGTGTGGCAGTATTTTCTTTTGTTGTGTTCTTAGCTGAGATATCTAATACATAATCATGTTTCTCTTTCATTTCTGCATATTCCATAAATTCAGAATATGTTGTTTCAGGTAATCCTAAAGTTTCAATCAAATGTGAATAAGCCGCAACGTGTAATGCTTCACGAGCAGCAAAACCCATTAACATCATACGAATTTCTGGTTGTGAGAAATAAGGTAAATAATTTTTAACATATCCTCCTGCCACATCAATATCACCTTGTGTAAAGAATCTAAAAATATGTGTAAGAAATTTCTTTTCTTCTTCCGTTAATTTCTTTTTCCAATCCTTAACATCTTCTAACATTGGAACTTCGGTGTGCAACCAATGGGACTGTTCATGTTTAAGCCATGCATCATAAGCCCACGGATAGTTAAAAGGTTTAAAATATGTTCTTTCTGACGTTACATCTAAATCTGCTTTTTTAATCATTTGATGAATTCCTCGATTTGATCCGCCATCAGTACTCCTGTTTTGCGTTTAACTTCTACATCATCTTCAAGTAATACCATTGTTGGTACTCCACGAATACCATATTTTGTTGCGGCTTGTTCATCTTCAGTAATGTCAATATTTACCAATTCAACATCACCAAGACTGACGTGTTTAAAGTTATTTGCCAATGACTTACATGGTCCACACCATGAAGCCGAAAATTTTAATAGTTTTTTCATTTTTTATCCTTCGCAAGCAATACAATCATTACCTTGAGCTACTTGTGTCATGTCTAGCTCTTTAATAACTTGTCTTTCAATCTTCTTAGAAACTTTATCTGCTTTACCAATCTTTTCTGAACGGCAATAGTATAAAGTTTTAAGTCCTTTTTTCCATGCCATAAAATGAATAGCATGAACATACTTAATATGTGCATCTGGCCTAAAGAACAAATTCAAAGACTGAGCTTGGTCAATGTATTGTTGTCTATCTGCGGCCAATTCAATTACCCATCGTTGGTCAATCTCCATTGATGTTTTAAATACTTCTTTATCGTTCTCTGACATCCAGTCTAAATGTTGCACCGAACCATCATTTGCAATAATAGAACTCCAAATTTGTTGATAATCATCTTCACCTTTCGGTGTTAGTGGAGCACCCTTTGGTGATAGGTACCCCATAATAACTTTATCCAACCAACGATTCTTATTTAAGAAAGAACCGGATAAAGTATCTTGACGGTAAGCATTAGCCCGATATGGTTCAATAGAAGGAGAAGTATTACCCA